CCTACATCTATCATCAAAAATATATGGTGTTGGTATTGAACCTTGTAATGAACGATTAGAAGGCCATACTGGTTTTACCCATTCACCATGAGTTAAATCAGGATTGTCTTTCCACTTTCTATCATCATGAAACGATACAATCTCTGAATAATCTTGATAGGTAACATGCTTTCCTTTAATCTTGAACCCACATTGATCCTGTAGTCCACCCGTAACATTAACAATAATTGGTGTCCCACTCATTACTGCTTCTGCAGTTCCCAATCCAAATCCTTCATTGGATGCCATATTAACTTGAACATCTGCTATATTATACAGCCAATTTAGCTGTTCTTCTTCTAATTTTCTGTGAGAAAAAATTACATCATAATTTGGACATAATTCTTTTACTACCGCGGGTAAATCAGTTCCGTTATTATCTACTGGTGCTGTATGCATAATTAATACACACTTATCAGATTGTTCTTTTGGTAACATATCACAAAATGTTTTATAGGCCAGTATAACATCACTTGGTAGTTTTCTTCTAATATTTCTATTGTTCCAAAATACTACAAAATCATATTCCTTTTTCTGTAACATATTCTTTTTAAAATCAATCATTTTCTTATCTAATTTTTCGATAGGAAAAAACTTCTCATCAGGAATTCCGTGTGGAACATAAGTACAATCCCAATCTGTTCTTGGTTTCTTTACTGCACAATTATTAACAATATTCACGGTTTGTTTAGATATGTTCATAATTAAATCTGATGATTCGTAGTAGAACTCATTATATCTTGGGTATGGTAAATCATCCCAAATATTATAATAAAAAATAGGAATTTGTTGTCTGATCTCATGTTCCATCTGATATAGAAAAGTCCAAAATCTTGGATCAGTATAGTGAAGTATGGCATCTGGTTTTTCTATATTTATAAGATTTCTAAGTAATTCTTGATTACCATAACCACTTATTGGATATATCTTCAATGATGCATCTTCAATACCAGTTTCTTCTCGAACTGATGAATTCATATCAACAACCTTACCCTCTTCAGGATGTTTTATTGCACCACCGGCCTGAACCCAATCATACTTATCAAGTGTTCCAAGCACAAAGTTTTTAGAAACCGTCCCAACTCCACTCGACATTCTTAAATCATCTGAAAGTAACAATATTTTTTTCTTTTTAGACATAAAACCTTTTCCTTATATTTTAAAAATTACTACCACTCGTGTGTAGCTTATCATACTTTACAATAGATTCTTTAAATTCTTCCTCTTTTAAATATCTATCCATTGACCTATTTACTAATTTTTGTAGCGTAAATTCTTCATTTAAAGCAACAGCTCTAAATTTTTTATACAAATCAGTTATTATTTTAACCGAAGTGAGCTTCGTTCCACTTTTCATTTCAATCTCCATATATACATATATATAAGTATCACATTAATCCAAAATAACTACTTTTTTTTCTAACTTTTTAGCGTGTTCAATTGTGTCTAATGTACCACTTGAACTGTAATCACTTGGAATAAATGCTACTATATAATCACTATATTCTGCTATTTGTTTATTTCTATCAAAGAAATTAGTGATGTGATATTTCTTTCCATAGTCATTTTGCTCTAAAATACAATGTTGATTATACTGATAATGTCTTGGTGGGAATTCTATATATCTCATGTCAAATTCTAATGCGAATTTTTTAGCATACCCATCAGCACCTTTTGGTTGTCCACCACTTATTATCTCGACTTTATCACCAAATTTTGTTTTTAATTTAAAAACAAATTCTTTTATCTTTCTTTTATTGGTATACGTTCTTGCTCCTACAATACCAATTCTTTTCATTCTAATCCTCGTAATCGTTTCTTTTTTGTTTTCTCTTTGGTCTTTCTTGTTTAGATGGTTTATCAGAAGCAACAAAGGATAGACAATTTTTGAATGCTTGTATACCCGTAATAATACAGGTTAACCTATCTTCTTTACCTCTATACTGAAACCTATATGGAAAATTTTCGTGTACGTCATCGATATGAAGAACATCATACCAAGTAAATACGGCACGATCAACATTCCTGTTCGGTTTTATTGTTGTTTTATAATGAAGTAGACTTTCATACTTTTCTATAAAAGATTTTAAGTCTTTAGCCGTAACCTCTCCTTCATCGTACCAAAGTTGTAATTTGAATGTGTGAGACTCGTTTGCCTCGTTTATTTTATCAATCACTATCGATTCAAATTCGGTATTAATAAAATCTGATAATTTAAGTCTTAGTGAGTATATTCTTCCTGCTGTGTTCATCTTAATTCTCCAACTTCATAATAAATATTACAAAGTCTTACATTTAGTGAATGCTTTACATTTCTTTTGAGGTGAACATTTCTCGTAATTGTGAGAAATTATATTACCATCTTTATCATAACACTCATCCATAAATGCTTGTAATCTTCTATTAACCTTATTGATAGATGGCGTTCCGTTTGCTGGTATAAATGTCTGTATTCTCTTTTGAGGAAAATCTGTATTCTCATACAACTTTCTCTTTACTATGAAATACTCAACATCAATTCTGTCCATTGGAACATTGAATTCCTTTGAATAAAATTGTTTATACAATAACAACTGGTCTGTTTTATTCTTATCGGCTTTCTGATACTTATTCCATCCCCAAGTTGATGTTTTAATATCAATAATTTTGATTCTATTCCTAAGAGTGTCCTTGATAACTAAATCAATGAAACCACGAAACTTGAGATTATTTGGTAAATCATAATTAAGAGCAGTTTCTATACCTACTAATTCATATCCTCTTTTACTGAAATACTGATTTCGTTTCTTCTTAAAGTAATCGATTATTTTTAGTCCATCATTATAAAATTCGAGCATATCATTTTTAGTACAGAATTCTTCTCCACCATTTTTTTGAGTGATTTCAAGAAAATTCTTCTTTAATCTATCTTCAAGTTGCTCCTCTAAATAAAGTTCGTCTGCCGCTTTAATACTATCGGAATACATTACTCTTAGATATTCTTGTAGAATTTCATGCATACTCGTTCCGAACAATGTATAAATATTGTCCGTGAATGGTATCGCTTTGTCTACATATGTTAATTTCCATGAATATGGACATTGTTCCCATAATGAAAATTGACTATATGATATTGATTTTTTCTTAGCCATTTAGTTTTTGAATAACTTGGTTTTTTGGAAGTGATCCCATAAACCTATCTACTTCTACTCCATTTTCTTCTATTATTGTGGTTGGAACTGCACGAACATTGAGTTGTTGCATCAGAGCTTGATTTTCATCTGCATCAATAAATTGTATCGAGTATCCCTCGTTTTTAATTTCATTCATTACTGGTTTGAAAACCTTACAAGGACCACACCAAGTGGCTGTAAAGTATTTTGCTGTTCTCATTCTATTTTCCCCATTTTCCATTTTTAACGATTGTTGCCATTATACCATAATTAGAAACATCAAGATATGCATCTTCCATCGGTTCACCATCTACTGCATTTGTTTTATTACCCATCAGTAAAGTTTTTAATCTTTGAATTTTATCATTCATTCTAAACCACAAACCAGTAAGAGATAGATGTACTTCTTCTTCAGTTTGTAGTTGTGTTCCAACACTTATATTACCAGGACCATAATCGTGTTGTTTGTGACAGAACAATGTGTATTGTTCTCGCTGTAATCTCTTGAACTCCTTAGTCATCTCCGGCCATTCAGATTCCATTAGTGTAACTATATCACCATTATTATGGGTTAAGTAATCATTTATTGGTTCTGACCTTGGAGTATCCTTGATTGAGTTTCTTTTTAAATCCATTAAACTTTCATTCCCCATTTATGTATCCTTTTGTCATAGTTGATCTTACACATAATTTATGTAAAAGTCAAGTGTTATTTTGTATTAATTCAATTATTTTATCTACTGAGTTCCCATCAACTCTTATTGTGTGAAAATCAACATTGTTATCATCCAATATCTTTTTACAATGAGCATCTATCTTGATTGACTCTTCTAAGTTTTGATACCGTTCATCATCATTATGTTTACCTTCGGTTCTTTCCAATAAGATATTTAAGTTATCATAGTTATTGTGTAGGTCTATAATCATCTGATTGAATGATTCCGAATAAAACTCAGCTGGATAACCTTTACCATACCAAGTTTTATACACAAGAGAAAGTAATACAGGTGAATCCACAACTATGTAATCAACCTTACCATAACATTCTGCTATACCTCTGTGTTGATTTCCCAATACATAAAGTTGGTCTTTGATAGCTGGCACATTGTTATCCCAAGCTAATCTTTTAGCAAACTCATATGGGCTATTACAATTTATGTGGTTTCGTTTAAGTTCATAGAACACACCGGATGCTATGGATGATTTACCAATTCCAGGCCCACCAAATAAATTGATTAACTTACTCATACTGTTTGATATAAGCTATATATGTATCCAACAATAGCTACAACATTTAGTAATGATAAGTTATATTGCTTAGTCTTTTGTGTCTGAATGGTTAGTAATGATAACCCAACTACCATACCTACTTTTCCTATATGTAAGTTAATAAAGAATGGAGATGCCATCATTATTAATGTTCCTAGATACAATACTCCATATGTGTATAATTTGTCTTTCATGGTAGTCTCCTTTTTAGATAATCTCATCTACGATACCATAATCTAAACATTCATCTGCTGTTAGATATGTATCATGTTGAGAAACCCTTTCCCAAAATTCTTGGTCTTTATTTGTAACTTCTGCCATTATTCTGTTAATGTTTGATTGTAATTTCTTTAGGTGGTCGGCTCCTTTCAAAACATCAGAAGTTTTACCACTTTCAAATGCAGAACCCTCGTGAACCATAACTGTAGAATTTGCTGTCATAGTTCTTGTACCAGTTCCACAGGCCAAGATTACAGCTGCTGCTGACATACATGCCCCAATACAATGCGTATTTACATCTACTGGTAGGGTTTCAAAGTAATCAATTATTCCTAACATAGAATATACATCTCCTCCATAAGAAGAAAGATTTAGATTTATATCTTGATCTCTATTATGCTGAACAAAGTTATCAAACCGTGTCATTACTGCATATAATGTATCTTGTTCTATTTCATAAGTCAAATACATAGTATTAGACTTTAAATTAATTCCCCATTCTAAATTTTTAAAGAATAGTTGTGTTTTCTTATCCATACCTGGCATATCTCCATAATTAACTTTTAAAACTGCTGAATCCGTCACTTACTTTTCCTTTTTCTTAAAGACAAAAACTGGTTCATATTTATAACCTGCTCCCATCACACTTGATAATGTTAATTGTAAGGTATCCTCTTGGGTAAATCCCAACTCTTTGGAAATCCTTACGGTTTCTTCTTCTATAAATTTATATTTTGGTGTATTTGCAATATTCATTAACATATAACCATTTTTTTTCAGACCATAGTAACAATTCTCTATGGTCTTTTTTAAAAACCCATTTACCCACTCGTCATTGGATGGGAATTTAATAAAGCTTTGAGTTTCTTCGTCTGAATATTTCTCTGTATCGAAGTAGGGTGGTGAGGTAAAACACAAATCAAGAGATTCTTTTTCAGGAACAAAATCCTCACTTCCTTGTTTATATATATCAACCTTTTTCTTAATATAACTAAATTCCTTGCTAAGTTGTAACAAACCTTCATAAGTTCTTGTTGATGGTTCAGTTCCTATGTAGTGTTTAGTATTTTTTGCAGATAGAAATCCAAGTAATCTTCCACCCCAACCACATGACATATCTCTGATAACTCCATCACCACCATATTTTTCATAAATTAGTTTTGCTGCCGTTGGTCTGAAATTACTCACGGATTGAGTTCCACTATAAATCTTAATGGATTGTCTTAATCTATTTTCATGAAATACGTTTCTCTCACCATTTGGGTCCTCACCCTTGTAATGTTTCTGTTCCCAATTCCAACATTTACGGATTGTGGATTTAAACATCTTATCATCGTGGAATACATCCATAGGTGATTTCTTAGCACTACCACAAATAATTTCCCAAAAATGTGGAAAGTAAGTCCAAGCCAATCTCAATCCATGCATAGTTTGAACAATCTGATTATCTTTGAGTATCGTATTCACATCAAACTTTCTCAGTTTCTTCATGTGGTCGTGTTTTTCATCTTCACGAATTTTATAGTGGGGAAATCCATGCCTACGATAGTAATCAAATATGACTTCTACACCATATTCTATATCCACGACATCTATTGAATTTGTAACCCTTTCAAACTCCAAGTCTTTTTCATCTACATCAATGAATTGACCGAGAGTTTCATAATTTACTCTTGTCATTATGGTAGATTTAGTTTTTTGATTTCCTTTGGTTCGACACCATATTTCTGTAGTATGGTTTTAAGATTTGCTTTGTTTTGTTCGGTTGTGTAGAACACTTCTAAGTATCCTCTTGCCTCTGATAAACTTGATTCGTAGTGTTTTGCTACTATCTCAACTACCCACTTTTCGTATTTCATATCTTTCTTTCCTTTTGTGTATCGTAACCATTCTTTCTTTTTTGGAAGAACATTACTATACAACTTGTACAAATCTTTTGGTTTTAACTTATACTTTTGAAATTCATTTGCAACCTCTACATATTCCATCTTCATAGATATGAATCTATGAATCATATAATTAGACCATTGTTTCTTCTCCGTTTCATTTAGAGAATCCCAATAACCTTTTGTTTGGTGTTGTGTAATATGAGTGATGTGATGGAATAAGTCTTTTTTATCTGACTTTTTCTTTTTTCTCGTATTTGTCTTTTTCATAATTATAAGTAGTTGTCTATATTTTCAAATCAAAGAATAAATTGATCTATTCCTTTGTTTAGCCACTCATCATCTGACAACCTAGCCTCACCTCGACTTTGTATTGCATATAGTTCATCAGATGTTAGACTATCACTTTTTATTTCGAGGTTTAATTTATTAGTGAAGTTTTTTACAAATTTAGAATTAAATTTATCTTGATTTATCGTTGAATTTACCTCTGACAAACTACCAATTTTATTTTTCATATCTCCCCAATGGACTTTACTTTCACCACCTAATCCAAGGCAAACTGACTTTAATACTTTTTTATCATCCCACTTTCTAATCTTATTTCCCAATTCTGTGTTTACCTTGTAGTTAATACTGAGACACACTTCGTTCCAATCAAATACTGATACTCTACCTGAACCAACGAATTTTTTCCATTTGTTATCCGAATACAAAAATTGATCATTTCTATTATTTTGCTTAACTTCTATATTATATTTAGAACATTCATCATTTACAGATTCTTTACATAAGTTATAAGTGTCCTCAGAATCAAGTTTACTGAAGAATAAAATATTTGTAATTGAAGGTCCTTCGAGGTAAAATGCTATATTGTTGTTTACTTCGGTTTTCCAATTATCACTAATTAATATCGGAGCGTCCCAAATTCTTATCTTATCTTCCAAATGTTCAAATATATGTGTTAAATCGGTAGGGTGTATTCCACTAAATGATACCGATTCCTTTTCCATTGACCATTGTAATATAGTTGGTTCTTGAATATCTATTACATGCTGATATTCCCAAATACCAGTATATATTTCCTTTGATACTAAACCTAAATCAACATACCTAACTTGATTTTCCATTCCAGTCTCCATAATCAGTATAATCTTCAAATAATTCTTCACCTTTTTTGATATCACGATTAGTGAAATATTTGAAGTCTCTACTACCAACTACTTCAACATCGAGATTAGGAGTATCTGAATGATTTTGGAAGAACCAATTTGATTGCCAATTTAAACCCTCAGTAGTATACATCCATAATTTACCATATTCTTCTTTCCAAGTAAAGTCTTTTTCATTAGGTTTTGTCCCAACAGAGATTTGTGAATCATAAACACATTGGATGAGACCTTGAGGGAAATGTGAAACATCTTTCCAATCCACCCATACTCGAATACTCCTATCACATTTATCATACACACTCGTACCTTTTGGGATATCCCTAATTGCAATGCAACCAACTCCATCACATATTGTCGATGGCCAAGGACGAGCCCATATATGGTTTTCGTACCAATCTATAACAAAGTTCTTATTGGTCATACACTACTTGTTTTTCTTTATAAACTAAAAACACCCCACTTGAAATCATCACGAGTCCAAGCATTTGCCATAACGATGGTGTCATGGATAGGAAAAAGTAACCGAGTGTTACTCCGAAGATTGGTGTTCCTAATTCAACCATTCCTGTATTACTTGCTCCGATATTCTTTACTGCTATCCAATAACAAAAGTAAGCCATAACACTAGCCACTACTGAAATGTAAGTGATTGCTAATAAACCATTAAATGTTACTTCTGAAATGGTTGTCGTTGGTGATTGAAATAATGAAACATAAACAAACACACTCAAAAAATCATAAAACACAATCGTAAGTGGTTTATACTTTCTCATAATGTCTTGTCCTACTAATAAGTATGCTACCCAAGTAAATAAGGCTACAACATCTAATAACACACCTTTAGTGTTTAGACCTTCAAGTGAGAATGTTGGTATCAACTCGATTGCAAACATACAACCAAGTGTTCCCAATCCTAATGCAATCTTTCGATTATTACTGAATTTCTCCCCATAGTAAAATATGGAAATCAAACATAACACAAATGGATACATATAGAATATTGCGTAAATCACAGGTAGATTCGGATCGAGTAATTCCCAAGCGAACCAATACACCAACAAATGTACTGCCAATATTATACCATTTATCAAGAATTGTTTTCTATCTTCTTTCGCCACCACAAATAGATTTTCACCTGTTGTTTGTTTCTTCCACAACATCACTCCACCAAACAATAGTGTGGCTATCAAAAACCTAACCGACAATACCGATACTGGACCGGCACCTTCTGCAAATATAAAACTTCCTGTAACCTCAAGGGTAGACCAAGCGAATACCGCAATAGCAATTGCTATAAATCCTTTTAAAAATTTAGTCATTTTCTTTTCCTATCTTTAGATTAAAACCATAATACAACTTAACCCTAATATCACCTTCTCCACTTAATTCGGTAGAGAGAAAACGATTTTCTCCGTAACTCCAAGTTACTCCATAAAGTGCCTGTGTTTCATCTTCGGTTCTTTCCAAACCACCAATTAGTCCTAAAGCTTTTAGATGCCACATATTAGGTAGTCTAACAACGGCTCTTCCCCATTGATAACCTTCTCTAAATTCTGTAACATAATCTACGAACTCACTATATCCACTTACATCAAGTGCATGTCTGTTTTCGTTATCGGCTGATACACCAACAAAGTGGTCACCAAACTCATAACTAACACGACCTGTGGCGTATTCTTCGAATCCATTTTCTATATCATTTCCACGATAGGTTTCGATAAACCAATTACCAACTCCACCATAAACACTAACACCATCTCCGAAATACAAAAGTCCAACATTATTAGGTGTTGGTGTTTGATAGGTAAATTTATCACCTCTTGTTAAATCCAAATATGGAACATTAGAACCAAATGGGATTGGTTGTCGTCCTAATCCAATAGTGAACTTATCACTATATGGTTTATAGAATAACTCCTCAACATAAACACTACCTCTTGCCCAAGGTGCGTCCAAGAACATCGATATTCCCCATTTTGAATCATCACTTTTAATGAATGACCAAAGATATGGTTTTTCAAATGTAACTGAATCACCAATGGATGTATATCCTACTATACTATTTTGTAATGTTGCGGTCTGTGATGTTAGGAGTGAAACCATTCCTAATATCAATAATAACTTTTTCATTTTCATGTCTCCACTTGTTAATTTATTTATATACAACTTCCATATTTATAGATATTCTATATCCCTTACCATCTATATAATTTGTACTATGTAATAACCAATTTGGAAAAACAATTAATGAATTTTCAATTGGTCTGATGGATATTTCGTAATCTTCTTCTCTAAATGATATATCTCCACCTTTCATATCATTTGGAACATTTAAATAATAAACTCCAACCCATTGTGATGTTGCCTTGTGATTATGCCAGTTTATAGGACAATAATCTTCATTATTCACCATAGTGTAATAATCATCTTTAGGAATACCTACACTTTGAATACCAAAGTTTTTTTTGAAACTCAGTATAAACTTTTCGTATAGGTCTTTGAATATCCCATCGTTAGAATCAATAGCAATATTATATGCCTCTATCAAATGTATCTTATCTTCGTGATTTTTTATTGCAATTTCTTTCGATAACTCAACATCATAGTCACTCAAGTTTAAAAAATTTAACTCCTGATAAACTTGTAACTTTTCATCAATTTTATTCACTTTAACTTTTTTAACTCATCTATATTTTTTATATAAGTATATGTTTTATCTGTCTTATAACATTTTTCTTCGCACATTAAATCACCGATAATATTATTGAAAATCTTTTCATCAACTTTAATATCTAATCTGTCTAATAGATTTCTAAAATTTTCTTTATGTTTATCGGTATAATTATTCCGTGAATATAAATCTTCATAACGATATACTATAAAATTATCATCCATGTTATTCATCACATAGTCAATTTTACCTCTGACATCAGACATTTTTTTCTTCACCACATCAACATCAATTGAATCAAACTTATGACCTTC